GCTCGCGATACGTGCCAACCACGGTCGACACGCCCGGCTGGCGAAAGATGCCCTGCCAGGGATCGGCCGCGAGGTCGGCCTGCGCGAACAAATAGGCCGGGAACAGCGGTCGCTCGCGCCCGCCGGCGAAGTGCTTCGGCAACCAGGTGCACAGGCCGAGGTCGCGAACGGCGCGCTCGGCCACCTTTTCCTGCCCGAACTCGGTCATCACGCACAGCCATTCGATGCCCGCGCCGTACCGGCGTCCGCACGGCACGAAGCCCCCGGCAGCAGGCGGAGCTTGTGTCGTCATGCGACGCACCGGGCACCGAATCGGAACGCAGCGTCAACATCAAAATAGATCGGAGCGGTTGCCGATGCGGTCGGTACGCGGCGGCGCGCTGGCCGGAAATAGCGTCCTGGAGGGGCGGAAATAGACCCCGAGAATCCGAATTTTCCGAATTTTTTCGTTCGGTTTATTCGCGCGCGGAAAAAATGCGCGGGGCCAGAACGCAAAAAGGCCCGTCATGCGACGAGCCTTTCGTTCAGCGCGGAATCTGTGTCAGCAAAGTCCGGAAATTGCCCGTTCAGTGGCGCGTCGGCGCTGGGGTCGGGTCGATGGTTGTGCCCAAGATCACCGCGCGGCGCATGCGAGTGATGAGGACGGCGAGATTGGGGTGCGCGGCGCACGCGGCCTCGTAGACGCCCAGGCCGGGCTTCGCCGGCCGCAGGTCCGATCCGAGCAGCAGCAGGCCGGCACAGCGCAGGCAGACATAGAAATCGCCTGGCGCCGGCCTTGCGTCGCTGGTGACGAGCGTGGCCGTGTCCAGCGTGTGGCCGCAGTACGGGCAAAGCGCCGGCAGGACGCGGGCGGCGGTCACAGGGGGTTCATGCCGTTCTCGGCCGCCAGCCGCAGCCAGCGGGCGATGGCGTCGCGGCTAGATAGAGTGGCCGCAGACATCCGCAGGGCCCGCACCGGCGGCCGGTCGCCCAGCAGCGGAGCGCTGATCCACTTGCGGAGGTAGGACCGCATCGCGACGACCTGGAAGGGCGTCATGTCCGAGCCGTCGAGATAGGCCAGGATAGTCGGCCGTAGCGCGCCGCTGGTCTCGTTCATCCAGAACAGCGGCGCGCCGGGGGGGTCGGGCGGCAGCATCAGTCGCGCCGATACGGTTCCATGCGGGCGTCCATCGTGATTTCCCGCCACGCAGCGGGCGATTGCTGCTGGATGAGACTTTTAAGATTGTCGAGAGCGGCGTTCGCCGACCCCCGATCGGCCCATTTCCTCGGATCGCCGCTCTCTATCTCGCCCTTCCGTTTGTGCCAGAACACCACCCACAGGGCGTCCATATCGGTCATACCGTCGAATTTCGGCAGGCTCATGGGCGCGCATCCAGGCGGAAATCCTCGAAGCATGGCGGCCTGTCGGCGTCCGGGTGGCCGGCGCGGTGCCATGCGTTCAATTTGGCGATCCATGCCAGCCCAAGGGGCGTTTCCGCCTGCTCCTTCGGCACCGATCCCAGCTTGAAGCGGCCTTCGACCATTCGTGCCCACGCCAGCTCGTCCGCGTGCGACCGCTGCGACGCCGGTTCCGCGTGGCCGTTGGTAGCCGCCGGCGACCGCGCCCGCTCCTCTGCCCACGCCTCCAGCACCGGCTCCTTGAAGTAGGCCAGCGACGAGGGGAGCCATTTGTCGCCTTCGGTGCGGCGCTGCTTGGCAAGCTTGGCGACAATGGCCGGCTTTACGAACTCCGGCGGGATGCCGGCGCCGGCCCAGGTCCGCAGGGTCTCGCGCTCGTGGCCGGTGAACTTGCCGCCGCGTCTGCCCGCCGTCACCAGATCGGCCATCAGCGCGGCGAGCGGGTCGGAGTCCGGGGTTGGGCGATGAACCCTGGACTCGGTCGAGTCCGGGAATTGCCCCGCAACCCCGGACTCGGGCGCGCGGGCTTGCTTGCTGCTGCTGCTGCTTTCTAAGGAATCTTCAGTCTTAAGAGCAGCAGCAGCAGCATGCGCGTCTGGATTCGAATCCGGGGATTGCTCCGAAAAATCGGCAGGCGAGTCCGGTTTTTCGCGATGAACCGACGACAAATCTGTCCGGGGATTCCCCCCTTCGGCTGCGCCGTCCAACCCGCCGGAAATCGGATACAGGATGGTGGCCTGGGCGCGAGCCGGGGCCGAGGCCTGTCGGACTCGTGATCGCGCGCGGGGCGCCTTCGGCCTGAGATCGAACTGCATCGGCATCGCGACGCCGCCCCCAGGCAGCTCGACCAGCAGCGCCAAATCAATCAGCGTCCGCACGTCGTCGACCGTCAGGCCGAAGCTGTCCGCGAACTTTTCCATCGAGTGGTGGCGGCCGGGCTTTTCAAACCGCAGCTCGACGCCATCGTCGCCCCACAAGTGGATTTCGTCGATCACGTCCAGCCATGCCAACCGCACGCCGTCGGGCAGACCACGAAGCACGCGGTCGCTGCGGCAAGCAGTCGATGCATTTGCTTTGACGGTCTTCGCGCCGACCCGGCGGGGCGGCTGCGGTGCCGGCAGGGCGTCCGGGTCGTCGCCGGCGTCGGGCACCAGTCGGGGGCCGGGCGCGTCGGCCTGCGTCTTGTGCGCTTTTATGGCGTCATAAACCCAACTTCGGCTCGTGCCGCAGCCGGCCGCTATCTGCTCTGGCGAGTGCCCAAACTTCTGGAGGGCCGAAAACACCGCGCCATCGAGGACCGTCTTCGCGCTCGGCCCCGCTGGCCTGCCGCCCCGCCTGCCATCGAGGTTCTCGGTCACGGCCGCCGCCCCGGCGCGCCGCCTGTTAACAAACGGTCACACACATTTTCGTGCAACCAGCGCCGAAAGGGGATGGACAAAGAGCGGCCGACAAACAATATGTATTTGTGCATCTTTGTTTCTTGCTAAACCCCGGACGGCTTGATCCCGTCCGGGGACTCGTTGTTGACGTGACGATACGATGACTGCCCGGCGCGATCCGGCAGTCCCCCTTGCGGGGCCTCATGGCGGCCCACACCCAGCAAATCCCCCTGAGCCAGCCCCAGCGCCGCGCGATACCGCGCGCGGGCGCGCAGCCGGCGGCGCACGCGGGCAGGTCCGGGTCATGCGGCCTTCCTGCGGCGACGGGTCGCGGGCGCGTCGGCCTCCGGATTGGGTAGCTCCGCCGGAGGCTCGGGTGGCGGCGCGGGCCGCTTCGTGCGGGCCTTTGGAGCGGTTGTCACGTTGGCGGGCGGTAGCAGCGGCAGATTCGACGAAACACCGTTGCGCTGATCGACAAAATCGTCAGCAGTCACAGCGCCACGAGTCGCGTCTCGGATGAGGCGCAATTTATCAGCGCGGGGGATAAGCGTGCCGTTTCGGTACTTTTGGATAAGCGCCCGCTGCCCGATGCCCGATATCCTGGCAAATTCGGCGTCGCTCATTTTCTGCGCGGCAAGCCACTGTTTCAGAGTCATGCCCCACCGTATCCAGCTTGGATACGTGTCGTCAACCCCTTGGTTTCAGCAGACTGTATCCTAAAAGCCACTCGGAACAGGCGGCAGTCCCGTGATACCCTGGTCATCAACCCCGCCCATGATTGCACCCCACAGTGCTCTTGCGGGGTTACGGCGGCGGGCGTTCCAACCGCCCGCCGCCACCCCAGGTGGTCAGCCTGCCTTTTCCAGATCGCGTCCGCCGTATCCCCAAAAGATACGTTTGTCCTTGACCCCGTATCCGTTCTAGATACAATACCCTCCACCGGACCACCCCGGCCCGCCTGGAGCACGACAATGCACATCGCCCGCGCCCTGCCGACCGTTGCCGATCTTGCCTGCCGCGCCCGCGCCGAACGCGCCATCCACGCCGCCGCCGACAAGCTGGAGGCCCTGATCGCCGGCGTTAACGCCTTGCTGAACGCGATGCCCGCCCCCCTGTCCGCCGAGGCGGAGGCGGAACTGGACGGCAGCGAGACCGATCTTCTCCGCGCCCGCGTCAAGTTCGAGCGCACGCTTGCGGTGCTGGAGGCGGCGCTATGAACCCCTACCCAACACGCGCCGAATTGCGCCGCGAGGCCGCCTGCGACGCCCTGCTCGCCGCGCAGGCCACCGCCACCGATGCATTTCACGCCATCGTCGCCGCAGCGCGCACCGCCATCGCCGCCCTGGAGTTCCCGCTTGGCTGCCCGGCCGCCGGCTACGACATCGACGACGTGACCGGCATCCTGGCCGACTGGCTGGTTCCGGCCGAGCCGCTCCGGATGCGCGATCTGGCCCGCGACGCATACGCGGAGGCCGCGTGATGACCCGGATCACCACCAAGCAGCCGGCGGCCGAGCCGTCGCAAGAGATGACGCCGGCCATGCCCGCCGCCTCGATGCTCGCCATCATCGCCCGGGCCGCGTCCGATCCGGCGGTCGATGTGGCCAAGATGCAGGCCCTGCTCGACATGCAGGAACGCATCCTGGCGAAGCAGGCCGAGGCCGAGTTCAACGCGGCCCTGGTCCGCTTGGCCGACGCGATGCCCCGGGTACGCAAGAACGGCCGCGTCGAACTGGGCGGCGGCAAGGGCTACGACTTCGCGCGCTGGGAGGACATGGACACCGTTGTCCGCCCGCACATGCGGCGCGAGGGCTTCACTCTCTCATTTGACATGGAGGCGCGCGAGGGCGGCGGCGCGGTTGTCATCGGCACGCTGTTGCACGCGGGCGGTCACAGCCGCCGCGCCTCGATCCCGCTGGGCCTCGATGCCGGCGCCGGCCGCAACAGCCTACAGGCGATGGGCAGCACGCTCTCGTACGGAAAACGCTACTGCGCGGAAATGCTCCTGAATATCGTGCGCGAAGGGGCCGACGACGACGCGGCCACAGCCAAGCCGGCGGCGCTGCTATCGGCGGCACAGGTCGAAGAACTGGGCGCCCTCATGCGCGCGACGCGGACGCTGGAGGCGCGATTCCTCACCGCTATGGCGCCCGGCCTGCGCTCGGTCGCCGAAGCGCCGGCCGCCGACTTTCCACGCCTCAAGAACGCGCTGCTGACCAAGCGGGCGATGCTCGCGAAACGCAGCGAACGCACGGGAGAAGCAGCATGAAGATCGTCGATTGCGCCCAGGGCACGCCGGCATGGCTGGCAGCCCGCCTCGGGATCCCGACCGCATCCTGCTTCGCGAAGATTTTGACGCCAGCCAAAGGGGATCTCTCGAAGTCGGCGCGCGCCTATGCCCAGCAGCTTGTCGCCGAGACGCTCCTCGGCGAGCCGCTGGAGTCCAGCATCGGCAACCTCGATTGGGTCGTGCGCGGCAAGCTGCTGGAGCCGCGCGCGGCCGAGCAGTACGCCTTTACGACCGACACGGAGATCGAGACCGTGGGATTTATTACCACGGACGATGGCCGGGTTGGCTGTAGCCCGGATCGGTTGATCGTTGGCCAGCGCGGCGCGGTCGAAATCAAGGTGCCGTCGCCCGCCACCCACATCGGCTATCTGACGGACGGCCCCGGCCTGGATTATCGGTGCCAGATGCAGGGTATCTGTGCGGTGGCCGAGTTGGAGTTCTGCGACTTCTATTCGTTCCACCCCAGCCTGCCGCCGGTGTTGATGCGGACGGAGCGGGACGAGCCGTACATCGCGAAGATGCGGACGGCGCTGGCAGAGTTCCTCGACATACGCGACGCGATGTTGGCGCAGGTGCGGGCGACCGGCTTCTTCGAGGAGCGCGCTGATCTCCCGGAGGCCGCATGACCCGTACGCTTCGGGACGCAGGGGCCGGAGGTTCGAATCCTCTCACTCCGACCATCAATATCGGCGCCTTTCCGCCGGTTTCTCGCGACGTGGCGACCGATTGACGCAGGGGTCGGTTGCTCTCGTGAACACAAACCGGCATATCGCGGATCCGTGTCCCGTATGCCTCCGAGGTTTGGGGGTTCGAAAAACAGGGACATAGATTGAGCTCGGTGTCGGTAAGTAGGTTTGCCCCCGCTCGGGGGTTGGATACGAAAACGCCGGCCCCCGGAACCTGGGGCCGGCGTCGTCGTCATACCGTTGGGACCGCGCGGATCATGCTCCCGGCCGCGTCT